TTGCCAAAAGTATCAGTCATTCGTTTAATCTGAGTAACTAACTCAGTTCCCATATAGATGTAACGAGCACCTTGAACAGTCTTAGTATCAACTCTACGGCTACCAGTAATCAAAGTAGTGTTCTTAGGGCAGCGGTTATTATCTAAATCAATAGATAAACGCATTAAGTCATCATAAGTCACTAATGTAATTCCACCAGTATCTCCAGAAAGAGAAGCTGTAGAAATCGCATCGCCTGCATAACGGATAACACCAGCAGAGTTCAATAAATCAATCTGCAAAGCATCTTCTGTTATTTCGTTAGCTGCACGAGTCATCTCACGATTAACATGCATCATTAGCTCAGCGTCTGTATCGAAATCGATAGACTCTTGAGTGTATTCATCGAAGAAACCAAATTTCTCTAATGAACCTTGTAACTCAACTCGCTTGAAACCAACACGGTTAACTCTACCACCAGACTCTGACAATGCAGGAAGTTTAGCAGCAATTGTACCGACATCTTTAGATGAGCCATACAAGTTACCATGTGCCGATACAACAGTACCAGTTTGTGCTAATGAATCATCGACTACCCACGCAGGGTTAAGAGCTTCAACAACAGCTTTAGTTTCGTCATAGGTATCAGTTGCCGCAGCAGTGATATCAAATCCACCTATGTCACGGAAGAACAATTGAGCAGCAGCTTCAACGGCTGTAATAGCAGCAGCAGCATTTGCACCTTCACCAACGATAAAATGACTTGCACGGCCATTAGCAGAAGCTAATACTTCAGGCAAAGTAATCTTAATAGTTGCTGACATAGTAGTACTAACACCAGAAGCATCGATACCTTGGTCATTGACGTTTGCGTCATCCAACATTGGAAGATACAAATATCTTTTAATGGTTTTACCCATATGTTTTGGCATAGATTGTACATCAGCTTGTTGGCCGAAATACTGCTCTTTTGCCATCTCAATTAACGCTTTCTTCTGGTAGAAGAAATCATTGCTCAGTTGAGATGCACCGATATCGGAGCTATTCCCACCTGCATTATATTGTCTAGTCATCTTAGTTTCCTTATATTAACTAATTTAAAAGTTAAATAGGGGCGGATAGTTTGGCAAAATCTTCATCCGACATTCCTAATACATCAATGCCTGATAATTTTTTCTTCTTACTGCCACCACTATTCTTTGTAGCACCTGCTGCTTTCTTTCGATTTTTAAGCTGGAGGTCATCGGCCTTGCTAACTGGGGCAACTATTTCAGTGGCTTCCGGTTTAGTCATAGTAGCGGGTGCAGGTTTTGCATCCATACCTTTAAATAACCGATTAGCTTGCATGTGGCTTCCCATTTGCCTATAAGCTTCTATGTCCGTAACACCTTTAAACTCTCCCATCATTCTCGCATGGTCTACTTTATCTACAATTTCATCATAGATTCCATTTTCCATTTGTTCATTAATGTTCCTGATTATTGAAGGGTCACTGACCAATTTCTGCTTACTGGCTTCATCCCACCTATTGCTTATAACATCGATAGTGCGTTTGCCCGAGTCAGTACCGCGTATATCGGCAAGAACTTGGTCAAGGTCTACTTCGCTATCAGAAACAGTGTAAGTTTTGGACTCGTATCCAGAATCTTTTTCTACATCAATATCTAGTGGATTAACACCAGAATCTTTTACTAACTTAGTAATTGCCGCAGGGTCTTTCTTACTGAGGTCAATTAAAAAGCTTAATTTTTCTTCATCTAAAATGTTATTGTTTTCTAACATTTTAAGTATTTTCATATTCGGTTTCAGGGCTGCCATTTTACTATTGTAATTAGCACCCATGGACATCAACCGTCTAACTTCATCAACAGACTTAACTTGCATCTGTTTACCATTCGCTTTGAATGGAGCCATAACTTGTTTATAAGCATCTTCCGCGCTTATCTCAGTTACTTGCGTAGGGCTTGACTCTGTTTTCTCAGTAGACTGTCCCGATTCCCCGTCATCTTCTGGCGAATCTTGTCCCGAGTCGCCTTCGCTTCCTGAGTCGTTAGTTGTGGATACTTCGTCACCTTCTTCCGAAGTTTCTGGTTCGACTTCTCCAGTTTCTCCTTCTGTGATTTCGTCAGAGTTTTCTTCTTCTTCTCCTTCGTCACTGGCTCCGCTTCCTGAATCTGAACTTCCTTCTCCACTACTGGATTCGGCTCCTGATTCTCCTTCGCTTCCGTTTCCGGATTCGTCTGTTTGTTGTCCATCTTCTTCTCCAAGGTTATCATCGTTAAGTTCTTCTAGCTCGGTAGGTAACTCCATATTAGCGATGTCCTCATCGGACATCTCCAAGTAGTTTATCTCCTGCTCATTATCAGTAATTTCTGACATGATTAACCAAGCTCATCCACTTCTACATCATCGGCTTCTAATCCAGCTTCTTCTGCTCGAATTTCTTCAAGTGCTGCATGATGTCCGGCTAATGACGCCTCTGCATTATTACCTAAAAAAGTACTTGCAGATAAAAATTGTCTAAATGCTCCAATTGCTAAAATATCTTTATCAATTGCCGCTTGTTTCTCGGGTGTCTGCATACCAGGGTCAGACTTTAATAACACCAATCTGATTGGTTCTTTTTCAAAATACACTTCATTTATTAACGTCTTCCAATGTGGAGAAGATGTCAATGCTGTTAGCGCATCTCTACGCTTAACAAAACTTTCTGCTTGTTCAATTGTTAACTGTACTTGTTGTTCTTGTTCAAATGATTCACTCATTTTTGTGCTTCCTCGTGTCTCCCAGCATTACCTGTAGAATTGTTGGAGTTTCCTCCGGTTGTCACCTACTTGGTAGTAGATGGATTATTCTTCTGGCTCTGTTGCTTTACTCTTTCGAGGGCAATATTACCTTTGGCTTGTACTAATCCCTTTTCCAGTTCTCGCTCTTGAGTAACACCAGACTCAGTTTCTACAAATTGTAGGTCCTTGAGGTCTTTAGTGCTACCTAAGTCAGCGGCTTTGGCTTGGTCTAGTATAGCGTTTGCCTGGTTTTCAACGGCCTTACTCTGTTCAGTCCGAATCTGAGCTTCAAGTAAAGCAACTTCTAGTTGTTGCTTTTTGACTTCCAGTGGGTCGGGCTGTGGTACAAAGTCTTCGATACGTTGAGCCATATCAGGCATTTTTCTTAATCTAGCGATATCAGCTAAAATTATTCTAGTGAAATCAGGTCCCATAGTTTGTCCAGTTGTCTGAAGTAAAAAGGCAAGTTCTTCTGCCTTTGCATTGTCAGCTTCCGGAGTACTAATGGTTAACTTAATATCCATCTTACCAGCTAAATCATCTTTACGCACTTCTACGAATAATTCGTTAGTAACTCGGATGACTTCTATGTCTGATAAAAATTCAGAGTTCATGCTAATAAACTTACGTGCTATTTTTTTCATCCCAGCGGAGATACGTCTGAGTATTCCTAACTCTCTCTTAGCAGTCGCATCAAGTGCTGATTTAATTCCACCAACACTATCCCCTAATGCAGTACCAGAAATCCCAGAGCCACCAGAGAAAGCCTTAACACCTGTTAAGCTCTCAGCGTCAGCATTCTGTGTAGCAATCATCCATTGAGCTGATTGAGGTATTTCTGGGTACTGGTGAGTATGGAAAAGCAATCTCGGGTCACTTTGCCCGTTGTATTCATAATCCATACCTTTATCAAATAATCTTCTATTGGTAACATCTAAGGCATCCTTTCTAATACCCTGTTGAGCATTAGCACTTCTACCCATAGTGTCAATAATACCTCGGGTAGTTGCTCCAATAATTTGTTGATTCTCTAAAATCAACTCTCCGTCAGGTTCACCATAATTAGATTTTCTAACCGGCAAGTACTGTACGGATACAAACGGGTGTTGTTGGTCTGGGAATGGATTCTGCTCTAAGCGAATCATTACATCACCGACCCAAGTAGCAACAATAGGAGTTAGAGTAGTTTCATCTTCTCCATCTACTGCAATATTTCCCCAATACTCATATGCTATAAACTTCTTTCTTGCGTTATCAGTATAGTTGAATGAGCCTGACTCTACGTCACTATCTGACTCGTTTAATATGGAATTAGTTTCTTTGTTTATTTTATCTAAATTTTTATACCGAGGGTCTTTACTAAGTTCTGCCAATGAAGTTTCAAATTGGTAGATAATGAAATTTGCTTTCTCTACTTCACCTTTAGCCATTGGGTCAATGATTACGTTACGATAGTCACAAACTTCAATAGTAGGATGGTTAGATATTGTCTTGGTGTCGGTACCTACTTTAGTCCCCACTTGAACAGGTAAAATAGGTTTACCGTGCTGCTGACTTAATGCCAGTGCTTGAATCATTTCTTCTGAAGCAAGTGATGGATTTTGTTCAGCTTGTTGTAGCATCTGTCCAGCATTAGGGTCAGCTGATATGTGGTACTCATATGCAGGAAGTTCTACTTCAAATTTCTCTTCCTCAAACTGCCAACCTACTCGAACTACTACGGTACCTTCATCAACAACAGTACGTATAAACTCATCGATAAAACCGACTTTATCTATCTTAGTATTAAATTGGTTATTTAGTATTAATCCATTTTGTACAGCAGCTTTCTTGTCTTCTGCTGTTTCAGGAGCAGTATTGAATATATCATCAGTACTTAAGAATGGTTCACTAAGTGCAGCATATCTCCACTCAGCTTGCTTACGAATTACCTTAGGAGTTAATGAGGAACGTCCTTTCTTTTTTGGGCGCTTGGCCTTACCAGTAATATTTAGGTTATCTAGCCATACAGTAACTTTAGCTACGTGAGCATCATGGGTTGCCTGTGCATCAGTATAATCTTTCTTTAGTTCAGCAACAGTAGGAGGCTTCTTCCACTCAGTCTGGAATATGTCACTTTCACCAGACGTACCACTATCCTCAACATCTTCGTTGTCTAGGTCGTCTTGTTCAATTTCATCTTCTGGGAGCATAAAGTATTAAGCCTTATAAGTTAACGGAGTGATGATAACACTACTACTAGTAGTTATGCCACATTACCCCTAACAATAATTAGTTTAGCGAAGTGAGTGTCTCTCTTACCTGCATCATTTATCTGTGTTTCCATATAAGCAAGGACTCTACCTCTGTTCCATTTAGTAACCAATGCAGTGATAGCAGCTGTTTGTGTTGATGTCATGATTACACTTACATTTCCCTTGGCCCAGTCTGCTTTCTCTTGTGTAGCTATTTGGGTAATCTCACCAGTGTAGTTAATAGACTTATCTGAGGAAACAATACTACAAGTAACAATAGCACTCGCAGGGATATTTGGTGCAATAAAATCAGTAGATATTGGATGTACTAATACAATATCATCTCCAGTCACTATTTCAACATCATTACTCATCGGGTGTTCCTTATTTGTTAATAGCAGTAAGTATACTGTTTTTATTTATAGTAGTCAGTACTGGTATTTCAGGCGGAGTGTAAATACTACCTATCATCGATGTCTCAAACGAATTCATAGTCTGGGTTATCGTACCTATATTTACTGTGGTAATTACTCCAGACATTGACTGACTGAAATTATTCATTGTTTGTCTAATGGTATCAGGAACTCTCTCAATTAATTGCTGAGAGAACGGCTTCATTGTCTGGGAAATAGTACCATTTATGTTATTTTTGGTAATGGTTCCATTAGCATCTTGAGTAAAGCCATTCATGGTCAATGCTATGGTTCCATTCATACCTGACTGGGTAAGCCCACCTACGGCTACTTGGACAAAAGAACTCATAGTTTGATTGATAGTACCAACAACCAAAGAAGCAGCTAATACGCCAGTTGCAGACTGACTAAACTGGTTCATAGTTTGAGTTATTGTACCGTCAATCGGTGCCTGTGGTGCCACTGTGCCAGTTGCAACTTGAGTGAATCCACTCATAGTCTGACTTATTCCACCAGCAGGGCCAGCCAATGCAGACACCGTTACTGTCATTTCTCTGGATGGACCAGATTCACCTGTTTCGTTAGCACCCCAAGCACTAAGCTGAGATGCATCAACTGCTTTAATTATGTAGGTATGTGCACCACCTGCTACGCCAGATAATACTACTTTTAGTCCACCTGTTACTGAACCAACTGGATTAATTAAATCTGATGTTTCATACACATTGAACTTGGTAATTGTGTCGCCACGAGTTGACCGGTATCGACCTACACGCAAAGTTACTTCACCAGTCCCAGTTGTAGTCGCTGCTACTCGAAGGGGTGGAACTGTTCTTCCAAACTGTCCCCAAATATATTCAGAAAATGATTCACCAGTTGCAGCAAAACCACGATTACCAGTTATGGTACCTGTTAAATCAACTGGGTTAGTACTAGCAGTTGGATTTCTTACTGCCATTCCAGTTTTACTATAAGTTCTCATTCTAGCAGCAATATGCTGTTCTTCTGGGTGTGGCCAAGCCCACTCATTAGTTGCTGTATCCCAACCAGTGTCAGTTGGTAATAATGAAGATGGTGCAGCAAATCTAGTTAAGTCAGCCGCCTGTCCTGCTATAGCAATTGGAGAACCTGACTCAGCTCTAACTGGGTAATCCCAGCCATTATCTTTTGGGTTAGTTAATGTGACAGTGGTAGTTGGGGTTGAGCTACCTAGAGCATCTATACTTCCTTTAAAGTCGTAAATATTTGCATTATCTACTGTGGTATCACTACCAACTAAATCTGCTATGTCAATTGTTGCTGATACACCATCCCAGCCCAATCTATCAAATATTGCGCCATTAATTACACTACCTGTAGATGCACCAAAGAAATTTGCTCCAGTGGTAGCATCAAAATCCCATCTATGTGTTTCAGACATAGATAAACGAGATACAGTCATCTGAGAGTCACTCTGTATTCCCATTAAAGAAGTAGCATGAGTCCAAGGAGTTACTGTATTAGTGGTATCCAATAATAGGAAATCTTCTATAGTTAGTAGATTTGTTGCTGAGTTGGAGTCATTTAATATTGAGTTCATGTCAACATTGATGGAAGCGCAACCACGCATTAACTGGAACTGTGCCCATGTTTCATTTCCGGTGGCGGGCATACCAAATGCACCAGCATAGTTATTATAAAATGGAGACAAATGCTCTTGGTCACCATCGATAACAAAACTAGAGAAAGTACCAGATTGGTCAACAGCATAATGGATAATACCACCACGAGGGTTAGTACCATTATATTCATCTGGGCGAGCTATACATCTATTGAACGAAGAAGATGTTACTCGATTACCTGCTTGAAAAATATATCTAGCATCACCGAACCCAAAGCAATTTTCTGCTAAGCAATTTCCACCGATATAAGTACCGGCTATGTTTGCAAATGCTGCATCAGCTTCTACTTGGGTCGTTGGAGTTACTGCATAACTACCATCAGTACCACCACAAAAATCTAACACTGCTCCATTGGAACGAAATACTACTGGACCTCTGTTTGAGCCAGTCCACTCAATTCCACTGAATTTATAGAACTCACCGGTATTAGTTGGGCCAGATTGTAAGCCTTTGTCATCACGGGCAATTGAATCATGAGGAGCTGCATCAATTATTGTATATCCTTCAGACATTACTGAAGTGTGTTGATTAGATAAACCAGTTGGTAAATCATTTAGGTTTTGCTCATCCCAAGTATTCTCTCCGCTATTCTGAGAAACTATAGATGCGAAGAATGAACCATCAGGAATAATTAAAGTATCTCCGCTATTTATTTCTGTAGCGGCTGCTCGAATAGTTGTGGCCACGGTTGTCGGTGTACCGCCAGCAACATCAACAGCCCCATTCATTAACATTAACTTCGAGGTACCTAATTCATCGACATGAACTACAAAAGTTTTTAAGTCTTCTCCGACAAAATTTGAACAACCTAATGTTATTCTTACGCCTTGTCCCCGAGGTAAGCTAGTAGTATCCCAGGTTATTGCCCCAGTCTCAGGGTCAACTATTAAATCATCTGGACCATATTCCTTAAACCATAAAACATCAGCACCACTTGCTAAACTTGGTGTGTAATTAAATGTACTATTTTTTGCAATAGTTGCATGCGGTGGTTGAGTAATAGCAGGAGCTATTCCAAGGGTACCAATAGCAACTTGACTAAATCCTGTCATAGTTTGGGTGATGGTAGCAGTAACATCGTGACCAGTAAGACCGCCTACTGCTGCCTGAGTAAACCCACTCATTATTTGAGCAATAACACCAGTGATACTATTTTGTGCAACAGTGCCAGTAGCATTTTGAGAATAGCTATTCATATTCTGGCTAATGGTTCCAGTAACCCCACCAACAACAACTGTGCCCACTGCTACTTGAGTGAATCCGTTCATTGTTTGGTTAATAGTACCGCTTATGTTTGCTGCAGCCCCAACAGAGAAATTAGTTAAACCAATTGATGACCATGTGCCATCTGACGCATCACCTAATCTAAATAAAATTGTATCAGTCGAGGTAACAGCATTTGCTGGGTAATCATAAATATAATATGTACCAGATACGCCCATATAAACTGTACCGCCATTGGCAGACAATTTTTGGTATTCTAGTTGGTCAGCCTCTAACGCTAAGCCAACTATATCTTTTAATATTCCTAAATCATTTTGTTCTCTAATAACCAAGTAATCATTTAATACAGGGGGAACCAGTGATAGTGATTTACCTGCTGCATTCACTTCTCCAGTATTATTAGTGATGAATAGGTAAACTGTCCCATACAACATTGACAGTGATGTGGGTATAGTAAATTCTATTAATTCATCTGCCCAAGATGTAGCAGTCAATGTGACAGCATTTGCATCAGCAATATTATCAGTTGGGCTAATTATTACGGTGCCTGTTCCTTGTACTGCTTCATACCCAGAACCAGGAGTATTAATTAATGTCTGTCCAATCTCAACTACATTATCTGTATCAACTGTCCCAATATTAACGCCAGTCGGAGCCTCGGCAAGTTTCAATACTACGAAACCATGAGCACCACCAACAGCTGAACTACCGGAAGTATCTGCACCAATTGAAACTAATGTCTCATCTACGGTAATTTTTTTGTAGTAATAAGATACTTGTCTATACGCAGGAGTGGTTAATAATACTGTGTTATCTATTAACGTGAAACCAGTAGGTAGTGCTAAGGTACTGCTTCCATTTGTGCAATGATATTTATAATAAAATACTGTATCGCCTGCCACTGCTGAGTAAGTTAATGCTGGTGTGTTTGTGGCACCATAAGTAGCTGAGTCGCTTCCATTGACCCCGGGTCTTATCGGTGCAGCGATGTCAACATTTTGGAATGAAAAAGCATAGCCAGATGTGAGAACTGGGTTACTGCTCCATGTTGCAACTAGAGCTTGTGCGGTTAAGGCGGGAGAAGATAAATACCCTAATGCAATAACAGGGTCCCCATTACCAGCAATATCAGTAGATTCATCTTGTTGCTCAGTTAACGCTACTCCACCAAACGATTGAGTTAATGTGGTATTGGCACCAACACTGTACCCAAATGGTAACCATATTAAAAAATCACCATTTGCGCCTACTGTGTAATTGTTGCCAGTAGGTATTAATGCACCTGATATAAAGTCACTCATTATGCCACCACATATGTGCAGTACATGCACTCATCTGCTTCACCCATGATAATAAGATTATCTCCATGAAAGCATATACCTTCTGGTTGTCCCATACCAACAATTGTGAAAGTGCTTAGTAAGGTACCAGTTCTATCATATTGATAAACAGCATTACCGGTATCGGAAAGTATTAAAATAGTATCTGATGCTGCATGGTAAACACAACTGGATAAATCACCAGTTTGTGCTGCTGCATCCCATGGCTCAGCTACAATTAGTTGGGCATCTACTGCCGCATCATAGTCAGTAAATCTATCAACTGGCCTATCCATTTCATAAATGGCTTGAGGAGTGTTGACTTGTTGCCCCTCCTGTACCACTATCAATTTTTGTTCCCAAAGGTGCATATCCACCCCTTCCGCACCAGAGTTGTTGTCTGTTTGGGTAGGAGCCACTGTTAATTCTTGCCTAGCGGTTATTGTGATAGGGGATGTACTAAACATGTCCCCTTCACTTATTTGGAAATTGTAAGCCTGTACTCTTCCGCCATTTTCTATACATGACCAGAATTCATAACCACCTTCACTAAAATTTGGAACAACATCTGATAAACCTTCTGAGTCATCACCAAACATACCATTAAGGGTTACCACTCTAATTAGTGTGGGAGAAGCCACAGAATTGACAATATCTGATTCAGAGATTTCAGTATAGGCAGCAAAGTTATTTCGAATGAAGCCAAATCTTTTTGTGAAAGGATTGTAATTTACATCTGAGGTATTTGTTCCAGTGCCTAAATTGACTAGGGTGCCTGCAACTAGGTTAGCCACTCTCCAAGTAGGAGAATTAGCAGAATCTTGCGAACTGAATACATTATTTACATTATCTGCTGCAATGGTTGCTGATGTATTGACTATAGCAAGAGTCATGTAAATACCTTTGTTTATGTAGAGAACCAAAAAATGGGGACACTAGGTCCCCGATAGGATGCAACACTAACTCATTTACTCGGGTAAAGTAATAACCCAAGATGTTACATTAATATTATCGTTGATAACCAAGGTGTTGTCATCAAGATTAAGTTCACCAGAACCTTGCCCAACATTCCCATCAATAATATCCAGTCCATTGCTATCTGTAACACGGAACCAACCTGCGGTACCATCTGCAACAGCTAGTCCAGATACAATCGCAGCAGCAGTTGCTGTGGCAGAGCCAGTGGCATCAACAGCACCAGCAAATGCAGTAGCAGCACAAGTGACTGTACCAAGTAAAGTTCCTGTAGCAACTGTCTCGACACTAGCAGGCTGTGAACCAGTATAAATACTGATTACTGCGCCAGAAATTCCAGCATCCAATAAAGCAGTTAAAGCATTTAATGATGCTACCACTCCTAAGTTCGATATTCTCATTTTCATTTCTCCGGTAGTTTCATTATGTTAATAGGTGTATTGTAAGTTAATTATGTTAAAAAATACAGTAAGCTTTTATTTAGAAACTGTATCCAACGTAAATCATATCTTTGCCTGGATTAGTTGTACAACTTCCACCGCATGATTCATGGAAATACCCACCACTGAACCTTGAAGTAAAATTATACCTCATAGATAAAATAAAGGGAGTATGTGTATTATATGCGGGTAACTTATTATGGCTATAGCCTACTCCGATTCCTATTTGGAAATCCTTGTACCTGACAACCCTTTGAGCAAATATAAGCTGGTTAGAGGAATCATACTCACCACGTTTACATTCGTCACCTTCTACGCAAACTAGCCTCAACATCAAAGCAATACCTAACTCGTATTTGTCATTGATGTTTTCTGTAATCATTACAGTTTCTGATTCGTACTGTTCACCACCGACAAAGGTAGCTCCCGCAGACACACCAAAAATTGTTTTAGCTTCTGCTTTAGTGCCCATAACCAACCAAGCTAATATAAGTAACATGATTGCTATTGTTACTGGCGTTTTCCATGGGGATTTTGATTTACTCATTGCTCTTCTCCTTATAAACTTTTACGGATTTCTCAACACTACGTCCTACAATGTATCCACCTAAACCAATCTTAAGCAACTCCCATAAGTATGGGGGTAATTCTAGTTCAATGCCGGTATCAAAGAATAGATTTAAATACGGGTAAATTATGTAATTATTTGCAATGATGAACACAAAAACTAACATGGTGATTGGTCGCCAAGCAGCAACAATGAAGTGCTCAGACTTGGCTTCCGCAACTACTACATTCATGGAACTTTCAGTCTCCTTAAGCTTTCCAGCTTGATGTAGAGTAGCTAGTTTTAACTTGGCTTCTGCCTTCTCTTCATCAGAGGTAAACAATTCATCAATTAAATTACCACCTACTTCGAGTACTGCTGTCCACGGTAACTTCATAATTTAGCCCGCTTCTCTTCCATAGATTCTGTGGTTAACTTTCTGATATATTCATCATAGGCACCAAGGACTAATAAGGCTAATCCTATCCACGCATTGCTTGTATCAAGCTCAAGTGTAGGAACAAAAACCACTAAGAAAATCCCAATCATTCCAGAAATTTGCTTGAGTCTTGCTGCCTGAATTGTTCTTGATATTTGTAGGTCTGTAAACCATTGTATAATTAAATCTTTAGCTGTCATGATATTTCCTATGTTACTGGTGTTTTGAGATAAGTAGAAATTACTACCATTAATGTACTTACTATAATAGCAAGTGCTCCGGATTTCCATGCATTCAGTCCCTGAGTTTTACTCTTCCTTAAGTCTGCTACTTCTGCATCTCGGGACATATTAATTAGTTCAATTACAGAAACACGTTTATCAATTGAGGCATGAAACTCTCTATTGATTTCTCTTTCCTCCTCTCGGCTCGCACTAGCTTTATCCAGCTTAGTAATAACTTCGGATTTGAAAGATTGGTGCGCTTCTTCCCTGACCTCATTAGCAGACATGACTTTACCTATGTCTGACATGGTGGTGGCAATTTGCTTCATGCTCTCGTCAAGGGAAGTAACTAATGTCTTGTGTTCCACTGTTTCAGCTTGGAGAGAATTCACTTCGTTCTCCAATCGTAATACTCGCCTTTCCATTAACGGTAGCTCCACTGAGTAGGTCTGGGTTGTTTAGGTAATTCATTAGGTAAATCATCAAAATGTAGAAACCTCCGTCTAACCTCTCCATGCTGCTTCACACCAAAGCCAGTCATACCATGCTTATGCCCTAATTCCGTTAATCTTACAGCCTGTGCATGATGACAACTTACATCACCAGCTTGGCCAGTTGCATGAGTCTGTGTGTATCCTTTTAATTTATTATACTCTGGGCAACGATAACCAGAAGTCATATTTATTGCAAATCCTGCTTCATGGCGCATAAGGTTAAATTTATCAAGCGTAGCTTGTTTAAACCCATTTACTCCACAACACGGGCAGCTAAGCTCAGCTTCCGTAAAGTAATTCTTAATTGTCATTATTATATTCCTGTATGGATTATTTAGTTTTCCGCATCATAACATAAAACTTGGTGTGGTTGGCCTAATCCATGTACTAGGATACTCCCTTAAATCTTTCCTGTACTTTACCACATCACGTAATTCGTCAACAGCGATAGGGTAATCAGTAATCATATACTTGTCAGTCAATTGTAGCTGACTATCTCTCCAATTTCTATTTGCCTCTGATTTATTATCTGATGCTGTACCTTTTGGAGTATAAAATTCATTCTGGGATGGATTATAATGAGTGTGTTCGCCAATCCTATCCAGAAAACCTTTTTCCTCTATTCTCTTATTTGGTTTTGGTATTTTTCTATGCACATCAGTATGATAGAAACCTAAAAATGCATGAGTATCTGCGTTATATGCTACGTATCTAGGCATTATACTATTCCTGTGGCAATCCATCTAAATGTATGTGAAGACAAGTCATTATTTCTTATACTAATTGAGCCATTACCAAATCCAGTTATAGTGCCATAATCCCATTGGTTATTTTGTGTACTATTACATGTGGCAGTTGCAGACCATATTGTGGTGAAGGCATCTGAGAAACTAATAAGTGTTGTACTTGATGCATTCAAAAATCTAGTCCCACTCTTAACAGTAAATCCTGTGTCTTTATCCGTCCAAGAAAACCCACCATTACCGCCCACAGTATCAAGTGAATTGCCTAGTGATACACTAGGTGTAGACAGGTTAAACAGACTCTGTGTTATTGCTGTGGGTGTCCCACTAACGTATGTTACGGTTAGACGATAACTATTATTTACATTGGCATTAGGAGACTCATCCACAAAACCTATATTTATATTTATATTATATGAACTAATCCAATTTTCTAAGAAATCTTCTCCCTCTGGGAAATTTGAAGAAGTTCCTGTGTAATTTACTGCATTAGCCGCAGTGCCTATTAGGTAATCACCTGTGGTTACATTCTGAACTCGTATTCCCCAAACAGGAGTCGTATAATTTGCACTAGTGTTCCCACCTTCCCAACCACTTGCAGCTAAAACTAAACTACCCGAGACTAGTCCAGCCTCTCCTGGGTTTATGGAAACTGTCCTTATTTGTCCATTAGTTAAATCACCAGTAGCGCCTATACTGCTTGCTCCAGCTCCTAAGTAAAACGGGTTAATGCTTTTCTTTACTGCATCAGTAATAGCGTCTGCAGTGTCAACGAAACCTATACTTGCACTTCCTACCACTGTTGCTCTTGGTTGGTCATCTTGTAATTGTATAGCAAAAACTAAATCGCCCCCACTATCTGTTATAGTAAATGGTGATGCGGCATATGGATTCAATACCATACTAACCCCAGAGTCATTACCATTTTCGGCTGAATCAGAGGAAATGGATAGGTGTCTAGCTTGTATCGCATCAGATGATATGAGTTCTGCTGTTAATGACTCTGTTGCAATATGAGTAGCATTTATTTCACCTGCTAATATGTGCCTAGCTATCACAGAATCTGTTGCTATTTTTACTGCTGTTACTGAATTCGCATTTAATTCAGAAGTATTTATGGCATTAGCAGATATCTGGCCAGCTGTGATTGTATTAGCTGCAATCTCTGTGGCAGTAATACTGTTAGCGGCTATCTCATTAGCGGTAATTGCATTTGCCGCAATTTCGTTAGCAGTGATACTATTTGCCACTATAGCATTGGCAGAAATGGTACCTATAACTATTAAGTTACCATCTATGACTTCTGATATCGTCAACCAAGCAGAACCACTCCAATAACGTGTTTCTGAAAAGCCGTTTGCACTGTCTGAAATTGTCACAACATCCCAAACTGATTTTGTATCTCCCTGTGCAATGATAAAATCATTTGCAATAGTACTAGACCAACCATTAGCAGTAGTGGTTGTATAGTAATGCTTAGTTCCTCTATCACCATCAGGACCAACCACACCATCCCTTGCAAAAATTACAGGAGTTGTCCAAGTTAAACCTGAATCAGTTCCTGTAGCTCCGGTTACACTGGCCAAGGCAGAACTTATATAAAGGGGATTAGTGCCAGCAGGAGCGTCATTAGTCCATCCAGAGGGAGGTGCGCCATTATTGGTACCAAAGTTATAGCTACCGCCAGAAGGCGTAGCAGGAGCAGATGAGGCTCTCTGGAATACGTTGTACATATAAGTACTTAGTCCATCAGCGCCTGCATCACCTTTTATTACTACTTTTACATCATCAATCAAAATTTGTTTATTTGTGCCGGACTCATCGGCATTAAAAATTATAATATCAGTACCGTTAAGATTAGGTAAAGGCACTAAATAATCAAAGCTAAACTTAGTATAAGTAGCTGTTGGTACAAATGAATGAAAACCACTGTTACCATTATCAGCTGTAGAATAAGCAACTGAAAAGTTTGCTGATGGGTCACTCCCTTGCTTGACAATAAACGAAACAACAACATTTTGGCCAGCAAACAATAGCGCCAAATCTTCTGGGATTGTCAAATAAGCAGTGTTTCCATTTCCTGAGGAATCATCCGATGATGAATCAACATCACTTGATAACTCAATTGCGTTTGAACCTGAGTAACTATCAGCCGAAACTGACTTACTTCCTGATTCAACAATAAAATCATTTTGTTCCGTGACTGTTTCAAATTTATTGACATAAATGCTATTAGTTCCATTTTGGTATGCAATTTCGGGTGTTGTCCATGTTTGTGTTGAGTCAACACCAGTGTCTCCAACAATGGAAAATGTAGCTGTTGAGACATAAAGTGGATTAGTTCCTGCCGGTACAAACGAATCCCAGTTAGCAGGAGGTGTTAGTACATTTGTTCCAAAATCAAATGAGCCGCTATTAGCACTAGGAGTAGCTGGGGCAGTTGCAGAGCGTCTATAAATATTTCCCTGAAATACTGACCGACCTGTAATTCCGTCATCACCATTTATACCATTAGTACCGTCTGTCCCATCAGTACCTCTAATTAGTGTCCATGAATAAAATGTTGAGTCATTCGAGTCTGCGGATATAAAATCTGTGTATTGCCCAATATAGCTCTTATTTACTGAATCAGTTGTACTGAAACCACTTGAACCAGTGGCAGTATTTGCATAAGCGATATGAAGATAAGAGGTTTCTCCAGTAGCACCATCAATTCCAGGAATACCTTGGTCACCGTTGGCACCATTTTCGCCTTGCACTAATTGCCAATTCCAAAGAGCATCTCCACTGACAGCATCTGCTTCAATAGCATCAACGTAAGTACCAATGTGTGTTTTGCCTGTTGGGTCTTGGCTGAATCCAGTCCCAGTAATATCATCTGCATAAGCAATGTGGAAGTAATTATTTACACCTGCAATACCATCAGTACCAGCGTCACCCTGAAGTCCTTGTAAGCCAGTGGCACCTGTTGGCCCAGTGCTTCCGTCTTGGGCAATTATATCTGGTGCTCCCCAAACAATTCCTGAATCTACTCCAGAAGTTCCTGTTGTCGACGCAATACCAACACTTGCGTATAATGGCTCACTTCCAGCAACTACTGCTGCACTCCAATCAGTTGGAGGGGTGATTAATAAATTGTCGAAACTAAATGAGCCCCCAGTTGGGGTAGCGGGTAAAGTTGCACTTCTCCGATAAATAGTTAGCTGAGCCACACTATTACCAGAAGCCCCTACATCACCAACACCACCTGCTCCAGCCACACCACTAACCAGTGGACTAATTGAACTAAGCCCACCAGTAGCATTACTCGCGGTAGCTGTTGCAATAATACAATCTGTAATAATTGGAGTGAATGCTTCAAATGCCCCGAGGTTATCAAATACTTCCCAACCATCGTTTGCAGCATTAATTCTTATAGGTACAATATTTGTGGCATTACCAATGCTAAGATTAAATCTAGTTACGTTAGATTCATCAGTCCACATTAAGTAAAATTTACCTGCAACTGTGTCCCCATAAGGAGTATTCACTTGAGTATCCGTTTGTGTTGTTCTCTCACTTCCATCGGGATGTTGAAATTTTGAGCCCTGTATTCTTATTTCACTATTCGTAACTGTCCCACCTGCTGTGGCATTTAGAGTGAATATAAAATCAGCAGCCCCGCCAATTAAACCAGGAGAAAAATCTAACTCGACAGAACCAAATCCAGATTCGCCTTTAATCTTTATTGGGTCACCAACATCTGTCCAAGTTACTCCGCCATCTGAGCTAGTTTGTGGCCACATATAAACATCAAAAACTGTTGGCTCTAAGTGCCAGTTAGTTATCCCATCAACACTAAATCTTGTTCTAAAACCAGTACCGTTATAAGAGAATACCTGACTCTCTGCCCAAGCAGAGTGTTGAGGGGTTAAACCATCAGAAGTAAATAATCTAGTTGAAACGTAAAGTCTATCTGTTCCTGTTGGTATCCCATCAGTCCACCCAGTCACAACATCATCTACTGGATTAGGGGAACTGAAATCCCCTCCTGTTGGTGTTTCTACAAAAACTGGGTCACTGGAACGCTTAAATGCGAAAGACCTTACGCTTGTTTGTAATGAAGCACCTGTTTCGCCTTTAATCCTAATAGGGTTAGTTGTGTCATCTACCCAAATACCTGCAGAGTCTCTTACACTAGTAATCATCCATTCATCTGTAGTACTCGGGGTATCTGACCATGGGCCAGTCTCATTAGCACTAAATCTGTGTTTAAACCCAATACCATTCTCAGCCAATAAAACCGGTGTACTCCACGGAACTGGGTCGCCCGCATTCTGCGGTGCTGCCCCATCCGAGGTAAATACTGCGGTAACTACCCAAATGGGTAGCGTACCTGCAGGAATCCCATCCGACCAACCTCCGGTTGTTGGATTTGGATTTAAAAAACTTCCTCCAGTCGGGGCCACTAATGGCTGTGTTGCACTTCTTAAAAAGGCAAAAGATTTAATCTGGCCTTGTGAAGCATCATCTGGTTTATCAATAAAAATTGAAGGAATTGACCATACGTTATTTCTTAGTGCCCAAGTGTCATTGGCAATATTATGAGCATACCTATTGGTAGATAAATAAGTAGTTTCACCTTCAACGAAAGTAGCATTGTCTCCCCAAGATGCACCAGTAGGATAAGTTTCTACAGTACCATTCCAAGTACCACTACCTGCATCAATGACTGGTGCCGCAGCCCCTTTCGGGACATTGGCATAAACAAAGGAAATATAATCACCATTATTTCCATCAAAATAATCGATACCGTTTAGCGGAGTTAATCCATCAGAAACAGTTACTGACTCAATACCTGAAGTAATCGTGTAGGTTCCATCACCATTATCAATAAGAGTTGGAATCTCACCATCATCAAGAAAAACAGTACTAACGCCATCAGAAATAGAAATTCTACCACCACCTAAATCAGTAACAATAACACTGGTACCGTCAACTCCAGATAAACCAGTATTACCACTTAATCCATCAGCTCCCTTAATTAAATTCCAATTATAGAGAGTTGGGTCGGTAGAGGCTGCAACATTTACATCAACATAAATACCTAAATAATTACCACCAACTGTACTGAAATCAGTAGTACCATCAGGAGAGTTAGCATAGGCTATGTGAATGTAAGAATTAACTCCATCCACGCCAATCGATTTACTCCAAGTAAAAACAGAAGCATCGTGGACAGCCACAACATTTGTTATCTGATTATTAGCAAAACCGGTATAAGACTTACCATCAGGATTTAGTGAAATACCGTTACCCACATTATCATCAGCATAGGCAATCCAAATATTATAGGGACCCTGCGCTACTGCTTGATTTAAAGAGGATTGTGTAAAGAATATTGAGTGATATATCCAATTTCCATCTAAATGAACATAAAGTAAACTGGTGCCTGTATTTAGATAATGGTCACCATTTTGTAATAGTCCCCCATCAGGTCTTCGTATTGGGGATGTTGCATAGGCACCTAAGTATATTCCATTAAGATTCTGGAAGGTTTCGTTAAGTTCTAATAATTTTTCTAAATTATTAGCAACTTTTTGTATATCATCAAAAGCAGTATCTACATACTTTTTGACTCCGCCAACATTGGAATGTTTAGCTCCACCTTGGCAATTTAGCTTGCTGCTTATGCCCATCCATTATCATCCAATTTTGTGTTAACAACTGTATCACTGTGAACTAAATCTAACTCGTTTATTTCATTAACTGCTGCCTGGTATTTGGCAAAATAAACTGCACTATTATCAACACCATCAATCGGTGGCTTACCAGCATATGCACGGTGTGCCATGAAATACAACAATGGGAGAAGAAGACTATCCGAAATATCAATTACAGTATTTTCTGGCTCTAAACCAATATGGGAAATTTTGGGGTAATTGGCACGATAAACCACACCTAGTGCTTCCCCTTGAACTGGGAAAGGAACCTGAATAGTTTTGAACGTTGGGATGAATAGCGAGTCTGGGTCTGATTCGTCATCGACTACTAACTCACAACCTTCCTCATCTTCTATTCTTTCAATTTTAAAAACTAAATCTTCAAATGGGTCTGCTTCAGTATCTAAAATATATTTTATAGGTGCAGCACTATCTGTATTCGAGGCCGCGTAAGCACTATCCAAGTAGTAAATATTAATAGTTTCATCTTGTATAATTGTCGCTGCTTTTTGTATCAGTGGGAATTTTTTATGCAATTGGGTTAGTGCAACATTGAGATGACTTATCAGAGCAGGGTATTGGGGTTTTTGTATTCCATCACCACAAACACCTCCGCCAATATTTAGCATAGAGAACTCGCCATACTGCAAATTCTCAAAAATTTCTGTTAATAGCATATCTGAATTCCTATTTAATTTGTCGCATTATATTCTATCCTAGTCAATATAGGAATCTAAATCAGAGTACTCGTCATCTTCATCCCAATTTTCCCAATGACCCGTGCCCTTGTTCACTTTACCCGTAATTTCCTCAGATGGTTTCCACGGAGTCAAGCTACCCAACATTGAGATGGTATCCACGAAATCGTCATGCTTACTTTTGAAACCACTTCTAGCCACTAATCTTAATTCATTCATGGCTTCAAGCATGTCCGGTGTATTTAGTCTATCCTCAGGAAAAAAGATTTTATTCATCTTAAACATGGGCTCCATGATTAAGAATCTTTCCATTTTATTGGTGTTGGGGCGAATACCTGGTTTGTTAGAGTTATTTTCCGAAGCCAGATTAAACATAATTTTTCTGACTAACATTTGCTCCTGAATCCAAGGTATGAATCCTCCCTGTTGTCCAGAAACTTCTACGCCAACTTGTTGGGGTTTGTACTCTTGAGCCAAGCGAAATAAATCATTTATATTATCCCCCATGCCCTGCTTTTTACATATACCATCAACCCAAAACCAATCGCCATTACTATTATAGGCCCAAACTGAGATAACACTAAAATCAGCTGAAGCTTTTTCACTTGTTGCAAAATCAGTAGTTATATAAAAATTGTACGAGCCTCGATAGTCTGTAACCATGCGTTTAAAGTAATAACTAATATCATAATCCTGAATTAGTCTGTCATCATCACTCATAATACGTAACATTAATTCTTGGTTAAAATCTCGTACCTTACCTTGGTCCATAGCAAAATTATATTGAGCTTTCACATAATCATAGTCGAATCTATCTTCCCATGCCCCGCGAAATTCTTCCCGAGTGCAAGGAAATTCCTGACAAACTGGAAATACTGAAACATTCCATGCTCCTGATTCAACTGCTTTGTACAATGGGTCTTTTGCATTAAAGGGAGTACCTGACCAAATAGTTTTAGAGTTAGTTGGGTGTAATGCAAAGTTAACTGCCTTGTTCACCGTTGATTCTATCGATTCAATGACTGTATCCGAGCGGGCATCTTCATCTGAAACCAAATCATCCAATACTGCTAACTGTGGACGAACTCCCATCTCCTTTGCTCCACGAACACCAGTATTGTGGGTACGGAAATAATCGTTAACTAAAAATTGACTATCTTCATCCGTACCAGTAGGCATAACAGATTCCACTTTAATACACTGACTTGGTTCACTTGATATAGGAGTAATCCTCCTGATTGCCACAAGAGATTTTGTCCTAGTACCGGTAAATCTATTAACTTTACGTGGTAAACGAAAAGGACAAATGCCTATCCATATTTCAATACGAAAAGCTTTTTTTACTCTTCGTTTCTTAGTAGTACCACCTAAACTTCTAACCAATGTGCTGACATTATCCACCAGTTGCTCAGAGTTGCTACAAAAATCCATCCTACCATTTTTTTGTATGCAACCGTCTGTATCTAGTAAACCTTGTAGTATATTCATGCGTTGTTTTATGCTACCTGTTAGGTACTTAGGGGGAATAAACTTAAAATCGCCATGCACACCGTTTAAATGTAAATCTCTCACATATTGACTAATCCCTTTAATCGCAATAGACATAACAGTTCCATTGCGTTTATCTAAATAGGGCTTTCCTAAATTATCAGGCAAGCTTAATATATAATTAGGTAAGTCATCTACATGTGTATGTAGAATACAGCTTCCGTCTTTCTTTAAGGAACCGTCCCCTAGTAACAATCCTAAAGTATATGGGTCTATATCATATTTTTTTGGTGAAAATTGTACAGGCTTAGTATTTTTAATGAATACTAAGTTTTCCTTGGATATGTAAGGAACTTTGCCTTTGCGCTTCCTAATACGTATATGCTGTAAATCTAATTCAAGTAACTCTTTTGTATCTAACACCGCATCCTCATAACTAGCAGTGTTATTCGGGTTACGTTTCACTGTGACTGCATTGAGATGTTCCTCACACACTTTAATATTCCTACCATCTTCTAGTTTTATGTGATACATAGGTCTGTTGAACACATTACTCTTATCTACTACTTTACTTTGGTAACCTAAAGGCGACATAACATAGTCTCCAATAGCCACATCCTTAATAGTTTTATGTGAACCATTCAGCATAATAACTTTAGTATCTAAACTAAGAGCTTTTGCACCATATCCTTTTACAATGAAGACAACTCCATCAGCATTTTTAAATTCCCAACGAACATCAGTGAATCTTGTGTGAGGTAAGTACTGCTGAAGAAATGCACTATTCTCCCAACGGTATTCCAAATTTTTACGCATATTCTTAACACCATTCTCAATACTATCTGAAACATAGAGTGCTAAGTTAATCTTACCAAAGCCAGGAATCTTACCGTAAACGGCAATATACAAAAATAAGTACTCCCCGAGGACAGTAGTTTTTGCTAAACCACGAGAACACATATTAATTATTTTCTGGGACTTGCCCGGCACTTTATCCAGCATTCGATAGTGAACAATTGGAGATTTATGCTCTTCCCCTTGAGCTCCATTAACCAGTTTAATAAAATTAATAAAATCAAAGGAAAACTCAGTGGGCGTATAGCCTGCATCAGAGCCGTAGACAATTTCATTCAGATAAGTTTCAACTGTTTTTTTAATTCTAGGCATTATCTTCAAATTCCCCTTCAATAATATCTGAATCAGCAATCTGCTTAATACTGTGCCCACCCGAGTCGAGGTTAATCATCTGCTGCTGCGCTAGTTTTGCTGTTGTAGCCCGTAATTCATCGATGACGCTTCCTTGTTTGACTGTGATGTCCAATTCAACCTTGGCACTCTCAGGCGGTTTAAGGTGCGTAAGCAAAGAATTCGCTGCATCCGAGCGAACCTTAGGACTAACATCCTCATCAACCATAAGACTTGCCTGAACATTAATAGCTTTTTGGAAAATATCAGCATTAAATATACAAGGAGCAATCATTGACTGCTCTCGAACCAAATTAACTAATTTACCTTTATTGAACGCAGCCACATAACTGGCAATGTCCTTCTCAGAGGTACCATTTTGAATAAATGATAAATGCCGGTCAGGGAAAGTTTTAATGTAAGCCTGAATATTATTAGCTCCCATTAACTTACAACTAATATAACGAACTGCATCAACATACGAGTTCATTTTAAATTTACCCTGTTCCATTACACTAGCAAACGAAAGCAAATTATCTCTATAATTTTCCCTAAGAATTTGGTCAGTAAATAAACCATTAATCTTATCGACCATTGGCTGATTGACCACAGATGACATATGCTTAGGTACTACTTTCCTAAATTGTTCTAGCTCTAAATCAAAAGCCATAAAAAAACCCTTAGTTCTTAAGTAAGGGTTTAGTATATAGTCAATTTATAGTTAAGTCTAGAAAGGTACTAATTCACGGCCAATGACTTCACCGTGCCCAATGATGACTTCAATCTTAACTCCAGGAATAAATTGCAAAGCCTCTGCAACATTATCCCCCTGCTGTGTAGTGACCTGAACCAAGCAACCCATTCTAGGTATTTCCATAGCCTTCGTTGATTTCATCCAGCCTTGGTTTTTACTTGAAGCCTTAGAGAGCAACTTGAACATATCCCCATTACCAAAAACAACCAAATCACTTACATTAGACTTAGTGGTATTAATATCAGTGTTACCTAGAGATTTCTTATCATTAGTCGAAGCGTAACCATTATCAAATTGTTCTTTAGGTGACCAACTAATATAACCAGTATGTCTACTGTCATTAGGTTTTCCACCATCCAAATATTCAACTAAATAACCAGCATCTAAACCACACTCATCAGAGGGTAATTTCCAATTCCTGTACAAGTTATAATCCAATCGATTCATTGGTGCTACACGAACTTGTTTATGTGACTCATATATCCCATCTAAAAATTTAATCATTTTGTATATTCTCCGGTGTGTAATTTTTCTTTAAGTAAATAACCTTCCAATGCCCAAATCTTATTGATAGCATTATCTCGTGCTATTTCTTGACCAATTTCAGCATCAAAATTTTCAGGACTAGCGCAAGCACTCTCCCCAGTAACCGTGAAACCATTAACCAATGTTAGACAACAAACAGTTAAACAAGAATCACCAAATACGTGAAAGTCTTCTTTTACTACTTTTTCTCTTATAGTATTTGGAGTTAATCTAGGGGCGGTTAAACCCTTCTCTTGTATCTTTTTTTCCATTTCTACATCTGTACTCATTTTACTTTCCTTCTATCGTTGCTATTAATGGCAAAATTGCCTCATTCAATTCTTTGGATGTATCTAAGCTTTCCTTGAGCATTACAAGAAAAAATGATGAATATATTTTATCTGAGTCCACTTTAGGATATCCGTATTTCTTCAGATTATTTACTCCAGCAGTAATAACCATTTTACGAATGTCCACTATTGTTTCCTCTCAAAAATTTCATTTGAACGCTTAACGCTCGCTAATATATCCTTCCTATCTTCAGCCTCATCCTTGTGACCCCTTTTTCCTGTTGCCAGAATCTTCTTCAATGCATGTTGCATACCTCCATCGGTAACTTCAAAAGCGTCAATTACATCATAAACATCTACCCATACTTTAGGTAAGATTTCTCTCATGTATTTATTTTTTGGTTTACTTTCATGAACGGAGCAATGTAAATTTTCACTGGTACAGACAATACAATTGTCTTTATCTGCCGATGCTGTTGTGGTTGTTGCTAAGTCATTCACCCATTCCTGACCACCTTCATTTAACTCCTTATCTATTATTTCAGTAGCTATTTGTACCGCTCTATCCACCGGATTACATTGATGTGCCTCTGGAACAATTTTCAAACATTTCTTACATTTTATATCACTCATACTAGTACCCACTTAAATTCCTTATTCATTCTCTGGTAAACACCGGCCTCAAATCTAATAACATCTGCAACCCCCGCAAATATCGCATGCTCTAATGCATTACTAATTGCATCAACCTGCCTAACTGAACCATCTTCATCCAATACTAGATACATTACTTTTCCTCTCTACTAAATTATCCACTGCCCATATATTCTTAACTTGGTTTGCATTAAGCTGAAGTGAGCCAACATATAAATCATAAACATTAGGTACCAACCTATCCATTAATATCAATCCAGCATCCTTAAGTTCTTTCTTCCTGTTAGTTAATGTCCTCGGAGCAATCCCCAAACACTTAACTAAATAACCATCATAAATAGTTTTACCATTAGGCAAACTAGCCAAAAAACCATACAAAACCTTAGCTCCATCACTAAGAGTTGGGTTAGCCCAAATAGCGTTATCTACCTTAGTGTAACTTGTACTAGGTAAACTCTTTTTTATATGCACTATATTTACTCCGTATCTAATTATCCTGCACTTTTTATGTAGTGTATACCCTTTTCACAGCAAGTCAATATTTAAAAGGGAGTAGCACCCACGTGCTATCCCAGGGTTAGCATCTGACGGGTAGCATCTACGTGCTAACTAATAAAGACTATTTAATAAAGACCACCGTTCAGTCGCTACGCTCCTTCTCTTAAAACCTTAAAAATCCCCACTCGCCATGTTCGACATATCACGGATATGTCTGCAGGGACTCGCTCACTAATTGCCTACTATTTGACCAATCCTTATCTTAAGCCTATAATCCGCTTAATCCACATAATAAGTGGACTTAAACCCCCAGAAGGTTTTTCTTGCAAGGTTGACTTACTGGGGCGTTTACCTCTTATTAATATTCTCTTACGTTCCCAAAGCATAATCTCCATCGAACTCTACATTTATTTATTCCTCCGACCCCCACTTCGTGTTTGTCGTCATAAATAAATCTATCCTTCTCACCCGATTCCGCTTCACTCACTAAACCAACTAAATAAGATAGCCCACTATTTCCACTAACTAAGTGGTGACCTCCGGTCACTTTAACCAGATTAAAAAACCTAATATAAAAGATAGCCCAGCCTCTACCAAAATTTTATATAATATTTTTTAAAAAAATTATTAGAGAAAAAATCATAATTGGGTATGGAGTTAACATTAAAAAAATTATAAGAGAATTTACTATAATTGGGTACGAGTTCAGTACTGTATATCCTAAACAACTAAAACCAAACCACCCCCCGTATCGATTCTACTAGCCACCACCTCATACCTACCCCATCAACTCAGCGTACCGCATGGTGAGGCACTATCGCCATTAACTGTACAACCTTGCAAGGATTATACATATGAAAACTTTATCAGCACTGTTCGGCTCTATCATGAACCTTATTGGTCTTATTAACACAGTCATAGCTACTACACAGGCTACCACTGAGAACATAGGCTCAGCTATCATCGACACCAGTGAAATGGTGAAAGAGGGAGTAGCAACAGCAAAGAAGTCCTTCGATATGGAGAATAAGAAGCAACTAGCAGACTTAGAGAAAGAGTTAGGTCTATAGCCAACTGAGCTCCCGTAAGGGGGCTTAATGCTTAGTTCACACTAACCCACACAATCACACTCCTATAAGATATTACCTTCATATAGAGCAAGCTAGAGGCATTCTGGTGTGTGTTTACTAATATTGCATCCTTCCTCACCATTCCTATATCCACTTTTCTCTACTATATCCTTACTATATACTATCCTGCTATTGCACGTACCGTGAGGAGAGGCAATATTGCCTTAGTTTAATTGGAGTACAAAATGCCTAATAACTTACCAATTCTAGGTAGCTATATCAGCTACAAGAATAACACCTACATAGTAGTAGGAATTAAAGACTCACTAGTTAGTATTATGTGTCCTACTGATGGGCAACGTAAGCTTCAAGTTTCTTTAAAGAACATTAAGATATTACCTTACGCTCCAGCTAAGGTAATTGACCATGATGGTTCTTCTTACATTGTTACTGTTAAAGGTAACATCATTAGTGTTAAGACTAAGCGTCTTATGATGTGGCCTGAAGACCATGGGATAAGAACTATATTGATGAGTCGTATTTTCTAATACGATTCATTAGTTTTTTTATATTTGTTTGGTACTTGTTTACTTGTAGCGAACACGCAGTGTTTGGTACTCCGTATCATGTGAGTAAGTCCACTATTTAAGGAGGCTAGTATGAAACATAAAAGTATAAGACTTAGTCCTTATAAATATGAGGATAGTGGTATTAACATGGTCATTTACTATCCAATAAATGAGAATGTATTAATCATTAATGATAGTAAGGGCAAGAGTGTAACTACTAACCTCAATCATATTAATCATCACTCTCGTACACTAAGTAAAGGTGATGTGGTCACGATAGTGGATGGTATTAACAAACAAAAACTTAAGAGATTACTGGAGGGTAAATGATAATTGAATTAAATGATTCACACTGTAAGAATCCAAGTGTGAAACGTATTACTTATAGTATTATGCGCGATGAGTTACTAGTTAGTACTACCACCATTGGAGCATATTACCGGGGTACTCTTGATGGACTGACTAGTAATAACTCTCCACTCACTGAGGCTGAAGTAGTACGTGCTGTAGGTGCTATCAAGAAAGAGAAACTATCATTACTACTGGAGGGAAGATTATGAAATTAGTTATATGTCCTAAATTACTAGTAACCAATAAAGTTGAGTTTATTAACTATTATGAGGCACCTAAAAAAATATACATCCATGGGGATAAAGGAAGTACCGCTTTATTATCTTCCTACTTTGATATAGATGAACTGACTAAATCTAATTATTCACTTACTAGGAAGAAAGGTTTAAGTGATGAGCTTGTGCAAGCAATAGTGAAGGTTGTTAACAAACACAAGCTTAAATTATTGCTGGAGAGTTAGTACGTGTACCACGTGGTAAGGATTATTATATTAATTAACTAGGAGTGTGTTATGAAATTTATTAAAGTAATGTTTAAGATGTCAGTATTAGAGTGCAGGCTACGTAAGAGTGGACATTGGCACGATGTAAGTCCGGATACTTTACGTAAGTTATTTGAATTGGAGTGTTGCTCTTAACTGAGCAATGTTCTTTTTTTCGTACGCACTCCGTGCGGTGCTATTACCTGACTACTATGAGGAGATGAACCATGCACGTATTACCTAAGCGTGATTATCACTGTAAGGCAATAAGAAGTATTCAGTTACTAGTATCGAAATTACCCCAACATATTGAATGTAGTTACATTACTGCCAGAGTTAATAGTGTCTATGGAGTACAAACTGTTACCCGTAATTTGGGGGATATGAACACTCCTCTGGGGCTTGACCATGCTAATGCTGACATAGTATTTAGTGATGAGGACATTGAGTTCATTAAGTCCTCAGTAGCCAAGATAAAACTTAAGCAAATACTACTGAACTAGTGCTGGCTCGTACCGAGTTGAAAGGATTATAATAATTAAATAAATGGAGAATATTATGTTAGAAGTATTAGTAAATTTAGGGCCACAGCAATTGATATTTGTGTGTGTTGTTTCAATAGCACTACCAATGTCATTGTTAAGGATTAATAGTAAACCGAGGAGAAACCCATGGTCATGAGAGATATATTTATTACATTGTTCTTTCTAGGTGCAAGCCTAGATATTTATATTGCTTACCCACAGCAGGTGGAGATTAGTAAGCACCGTAACAATGGTAGGAAGAAAATCAAGGATAGGAACCGTAAAAGGGTTATCTATACATCTTAATCAATTGGAGAATATTATGACATTTTCACGACAGTACTTTTATATATTTGATAAGGCTTTGCGCGATGGCATCATTGAAGTAGCTCATGAGTTAGCAATTGAGATAAACAAAGCTCATACCAAGCTGAGGGCTATGCGATGATTAATTTATTAATAGTTGCAGGTGGAAGAGACTTCACCGATGCACAGGTCATGTCTAAGGCTATTGCAGGACTTACTGATAGTAATATCATCAGTGAGGACTGCCAGTTAGTCTGTGGCATGGCTAAGGGTGCTGACATGACTGCATATGATTTATATGGTGCATTACCTGAGAATTGCTTTAAAGCTGATTGGAAGGATATGACAGCTCCCTGTGTAACCAAGAGCAATAGTTATGGTGAATACAATGCATTAGCTGGTATGAAGCGTAATCATGCAATGGGTGACCACGCTGAGGGTCTGGTAGCATTCTGGGATGGTAAGTCCAAAGGTACTTCAGATATGATTACTTATATGAAGAAACTAGGTAAACCCGTTTATATCTTTGATTATGAGGGTAAACTGTCTAGTCATCAGCCATCATTATTTAAGTGATGAATCCTCCGGTTACCTTACCCGGCTATACTTTCAAATCGCCGGGTATATTATTTGTTGATTATATACATCTAACAAATAAAATTCAGTTCACCATTGCTTACCAAGAATCGATTAGACTTACTGTCCCATACTTACAAAAGTATGCGGATAATGGATTAGATATAGTTGATGTTGTTCAATCATTTTTGTTAACAAATAAAGAGATAATTATGATATTGGATGATATTAAACGGGTTAAGCTTAAACAATTACTAATGGAGGGTGTATGACTAACATTGTTCCAATAGACTCTCGTATTGATAGGATTAGTGTAACTGAGCAAGATAGTGTTTACGTTATACAAATTGCAGGCAGAAAGATTCATATTTCTATTCCTTATATAGAAAGATGTATCAAAGAAAAAGCACCATTACAGATGTTTACATCTATTTTATATATAACAGACTTAAAGAAAATCATGGCACATTATAAACAACGTAAGCTGAGAGCATTGCTCATGGAGGATATATGAAATCAATAGACTCGCAGGTTATGGATGCTATGGAGAAACTACTTGATGATATCCCATCATTTCAGGTAGTCATGCATGCCCATACTGGGCATGCCTACAGGTATATCGGTGACTTCAAGGCACTAAGCTTGAATGATGCTATAGCTGAGGCTGAGAGAACAATGACACATTACTCAGTTGATGTTAATGCAACTAAAAAACTTAATTTAAAAACACTACTAACAGGAGAAAGAGTATGAGTTTAGAAACAGCTTACATTTTAGCGATGCTAATTGCATCAGGTGGAGTATTAGTACTCTGGAACTATTTAGATAAAGGAGAAAAGCAAGATGAATAAATTAATAGAATATGCAGTAATACTCTTAGTTATGGCCACAGTAATTATAGTTATTACTATAATTACTCCAGTGAAAGATAAACTAAATACAGGATATATAGGTAAAACTTGTATGCTTATCGATGAGCCAATTACAGTGATTGGTGTGGATGCCTATGGTTTACTCATTACAACTGATGGCAGTAAGATTGACCATCGTGCAGTTATTGATTGTGAGAGGAAATAATATGATTAATCCAGTAGTAAAATGGTACCGTAATTATGAGGGTATTCTCTTAATTATTTTGCTTCTATTTATAATAGCCGGAGGCTATTTCATTAGTAGTTCAATAGGTAATTCACTGGTACTAATTTATGTGTTTATTGGTGGTCTTTTATACGACCAAAATAAGGATAAAAAATAGTACTTTTTAGGTAGTTTTAGTAGTCCCTCACACCGAGGGTCTAAGGGTTCTCAGATATAACAATTCTTACTATAATCACACTATAAGACAAAAAACCCTAAGTTCACACAAATAATCCTGTAATATCCGTTTAATTCCATCAATTTTACGCTCCGCTGTGGGTGTGTTGGCGTACCGCCTTGTAAGGCAAAAAGCCAAATAACCTAAACAATTTTCAAAAGGAAAATATTATGCACAATAACCAAGCAGCTCAACCACGTTCTAATAACTTAAAAGATTTATCACCAGCTGACGCATGGTTGAAAATCAAAGTTATGCCTAAAGCAACAAAAGAAAATCCAGAGCCTAAAGCAGTACAGGTATCTCGTGACGTTCCTATGTCGCTTAAAGGTTTGGTAGCTCGTAGCATGATTAATGCTGAGAAAGCGCATCAGGAAGCAAATCCGGGTGCAGAGCCAATAGAATTCACAATCACTGGTACTATCAATATCGTTGGCGCGAATGATGACAAAGCTGATTTAGTATTCTAAAAATCTGTAACCACCGTACCCTTGAGCTTAGCTCTTGGGTACATATTTTTCTACTTAGATAATATAGGGCTTACTCCGTAAGCTTTCCAATCCTACTTTTACTTAGAAATACAAGTATGTAGTGACACAGGACACTAACAGTCAGTTCCTGAATAACTAGGAGAAATAATATAATGGACATAACACGGGGTTAGAAGCCCCATTGGTACATTAAAAACATATAAATCCAAATGAACAATCCAAATCTCTTAAATGAGAAATATCAGCCTATATGGGCTAATTCATAGTTCTCCCTTTTCGTTTACGCTGCGAAGCTATCAATCGTGGAGACTTGAATATGTAAAGTATTACCATTTCTGATTAGATACCCACAATGCGTGAGGTACTTGCTGATGAAATGGTAATGCTGAATATATTCAATTAAGCGGTATACGGAACCACAAGTATTACACAGAACCTACGGGTGAGGATGCTTGAGCCATATACTACTTAATTAAATATATTTATAACTTGGAGAAAGTAATGAAAACGTTAAATAAAGTATTGAATGAAGGACGTAAAGAAAGAGAGACACAGTTTGGATTTTCACCTAATCCTGTAGTTAAATGTAAAGATGGGTATCAGGTTAGCATCCAATGTTCCAAAGGTACTTACTGTACTCCTAGACAAGATTATGCAAATGTAGATAGCTATACTGCCTTTGAGTTAGGTTTCCCTAATGAGCATGATGACTTGATAGAGGGCTATGCAAAAGAACAGAATAACCAAACTGATACTGTATTCGCTTATGTTCCTAGTAAGGTAGTAGAAGACCTACTAGAGAAGCATGGAGGTGCTGTGTGAAAAAGTACGCTTATGATGAACCAAATAAAGATGGTTCAAACAATCATGTAGAAATGACTGAACAGGAAATTATCGATGCTTATTGGCAACACTGGGTGAACCGAATGTCCAGAGCCATCCACCGCAAGAACACAAAAGCTTATGGTAAACCAGAGTTAATTACCCGGGAAAACTGTATTGACGATTGGGTAGTGGTCAATCAAGCATATGAAGTAAAATGAGCACTACACTAGACATTGATGAATTTAATGATGATGATATAGGCCACAGTAGTTTATCAAAAAATGGTATATTTTCTCTACACTTGACTGCTAGTTTTATTGAATTATGTGATAGGGGTGCCTCAATATCTGAGATTCATCTAACCCTAGATGAACTAATCGATTTAGGCAATAAAGCCAAAAAAATTAAACTAGTACAATTACTAAAAGGAGAATAAATATGAACATTTTTAAAGGTATTATTATTATAGCAACATTCGTATTCATGATAGGCGGTACATTGTTAGCTGTACATACAGCAATCACTGAATTAGACGCTAAATTTGTGAAAGACCCTGAAACTTGTTTCACTGAATTTAAAGTGGAAGAAGCAAGGCGTGATTCTAATGAGTTACTGTGGTGTAAGGTTAACAATAAATGGATTCAATCAACAAGTGGAGAATAGCTATGTCTTGGAAACAACGTATGATTTTAGCAGGAGATAGCATGGGGAAGGAAACCTACCCATATGGGAAATTAAGAGTTTTACTTAAAAAGAATACTAACTACAAATAATTGTAATTGTATAACCAACCAAAAGGAAGAACCATGAAAAAAGAAACAGAAGAAAATAAAAACACCGGTGCAACTAGAGCTACATTGCTTCTTAAGCATTCCAAAAAAGAACTAGTCAGATTATATATGGAAGCAGTTATGGTAACAGGAAAGTTATCTGAAGAAGTCAGTGAGCATAAGATTGCCCACACTGCTTTGCGTATGGAACATGCAATAGAGCGAAAGGAATTTGTGAACAATGCAACCAGTGACAGAAAAGCCAGACACCTTGCATATGAAATAGAAACAAAAAGACTGCGTGATGAAATTAATGAAGAAATTGACCGTGGTGAAAACCTTAGTTTTGATAATGCACGATTGACTACAATCATCCAAAGCATTCATGTTGCAACTTCTTAAGCATCTTCATCTTTAGCTCGTACCGAGTGGGTGGGTATTTTGCCTATCCACTCAATCAGAGGTATTAATTATGTCTGAACCATCACTAGAAATTAAGCTCCCTATAAATTATGAGAAAGCCCACTGGACTTTGCGTAAATTAGCACGGGAACAATATGTAATAAATCAAAATGGTTTATGTCATTATTGTAAAAATAATCTAAACGACCCTCCATCAAGAGAAGTACGTATAGTGGAAATAAACACTAGGCTTTTCCCGCCAAACTTTTTCAAATATCCAATACATCTTCACCACGACCACAAAACCGGTATGACCATCGGAGCCATGCACAATAAATGCAATGCGTTTCTCTGGCAATACCACAATAAATAGGAGCGAACTATGAAAATATTTCATGAGGGTTGTCATAATTGTGAAATACAAAAAATTACTGGAAGTATTAAAAAATGTAAAGGTTGTCAATTTTACAACGCTGATTGGGAACTCCCTGACTTAAGTTTAAGATTAAATGATGCAGAAGAGTACGAAGGAGTCGTTTTCAATCCAGTAGACAATAGAGTAACACTATCGGAAGAAGTATATATAGATTTTTCATTATTATGTGAAGTAGTTGATAAGATAAAAAAACACAAGTTAAATGATTTATTAAAAGGGCAACAAACCATTTGGGCAATAAATAAATAAATAAACTATCAGGAGTGATATATGAATTTAAAACGACTAGCACAAATAACAATTGAAGATAAATATAGCAGACATGACCGCAGAGCAATTATTCTACGTGACATGAAAGAAGCACTGCCACTTTTATTGAGTGAAGCATTACACAAACTGGATACGTATTTCACAACTAATTACAGTTATGCGAGTAAGAATAATCGTATTGGTTATTATTTAGATAACACTGAATTAGATAATATAGAACTAGTAATGGAAATTTTATTAATAACTTTACCATTACAAACTCCAGTATCTATTCAATCAGTAGTTGGAAAACTGGCAGAAGAAATGGGATACGAAGATATATTCTCTGGAGTGAAGACAGCAGCTGAAGTAATAGCTGTAGTTGGTCACACTGGTTTATATGATGTTATCTCTGCTGCTGATAGTGAATCAGGTTCAATAATGATTCGTAGTAATTATGCACTAGAAAATAAAGCAATTGCACGATTAGATAAGATGAAATATTTACCACCTATGATTTGTGCACCTGAAAAAGTTTGGACAAATAGTAGTGGAGGTTACCTAACCAAAAATGACTCTGTTATTTTGGGAAAAGGTAATCACCATGATGATAAATTAAACTTAGCTGCAATCAATCAAGCTGCTTCAGTTAAACTTTCATTAGACCTTAGGATGCTAAAGTTAGAGGAAGAAGCCAAGGCACCTAGTGCTGATGATTCACCTAGACAAATAGCAGAGAAGGCACAAAACCATTTACGTTTAGTGACTACTTCTAACACTGTATATGATGAATTAATTGCAGCAGGTAATGAGTTCTATCTCACTTGGAAATTTGACAAACGTGGGAGAATTTATTCGCAAGGCTTTCATGTAAATATCCAATCAACTAGCTACAAGAAAAGTTTGATTAATCTAGCAACTCCTCAGATTATTGAGGGGGTGTAGGATGCTTAGAGTTCAAAAATGGGAAGCAGTGGATGAAGAATATAAAACATTTAGGTTAAGAGTACATGGTGGTTGGCTAATAAAACTAGAGATATTTAACCAAGTAAGTACTGTATCTGGTAGAGATAATGACCAGATTAGTTATGACAGTAATCAACAAACGTCATTAACATTTGTACCAGATGCTGAGCACGAGTGGGGAAAGAAAGACCAACTTAAAAATCTATTAACGGAGGATGTATGATTAGTAATAAAAAATTAAACAGGGCATTTAGGTATAAATGGATTCAACATTACGGAGGACATGAGTTGAGTGAAAATGCTGAAAAACGCATGGCTTCTTCTATTTGTAATACCTACCATATCCATCGTGGCTGTCAAAAACGTAAAGTACTTGCAAGAGTAACTGAGTTAATGAAACCACATAGATTAAAGTTGTTATTAGTCACTGGCTCACTTAAGGGAGTATCTGAAGAACCAAAAGAGTGGCAGGGGTTTGACCCTGGTCATAGTGGAGGATACGCATTTACTGGTACAAATCCAGCTCTCGTGGTTATTGACGATGCCATTACCTAATCCACTAAATAAACACATAGCCAAGGAGGAAGAAATATTTAACTTCATGGCTATGGTAAGGGATTCAGGTAAATCAAATATGTGCGGCTCGGGTTATCTAGTTGAACACTACGATATGAATAAACGAGAAGCATCTGCTTGGGTGGTGCACTGGGTTAAGTCTTTAGAACGTAAACGAAACTTAAAAAATCTATTATTGGGAGATAATTAAATGAATAAATATTCAGCATATGAATACATTAAAATTGATTTAGCTGAGCAGTTTGGGCAGGGTGAATTAAACTTTGAGGACCGTGTCAAATGGGTTGACACAAACAGAGATACTTTTATTACACAAAAAGCCAAAGAACCTATTCTTGCAACAAAAGCTTATAATGCACTGTTAGACGCAGAAGCAGGAGTTGCTACTGGGTTCTTAACAAGCATGGATGCTACTAGTTCTGGATTACAAATTATGGCTTGCTTAAGTGGGTGCCATACCACTGCTGGAAATGTTAATTTAATTAACACAGGTAGACGGGAAAATGCATACAGAAAAGTTGCAGAAGTAATCTTTAATAAATGTGGTACTCAGTACACAACTAAGGAAGTAAAGAAGCCGGTGATGACTACTATGTATAATTCAAGGGCACAACCCAAACAATTATTTGGTGATGGTACAATTGAGTTGGAAACATTCTATGACACAATGTGGGAGTTATTCCCAGGTGCAATGGACGTACTAACCAGTATTCAAAGCTATCAAGATTCCACGGCATTAGAATATGTTTGGACATTACCTGACCAACATACTGCTAGAGTTAAAGTGATGACCCCAGTTGATAAGAAAATTGAAGTTGATGAATTGAATCATGCCACATTTACACATCGTGCATACATTAATCAATCAACCGATTTTGACTTATCATTACCTGCTAATATTGTACAATCAATTGATGGTTATATAGTTAGGGAGATGTACAGATTAGCAACTGAACAGAAGTTTGAATTATTAACAATTCATGATTCGTTCATACAGAGCGATGCCGCATAGTAATATGTGGTCAAGACAAGGTGAACTGTCTGGGAAGCTAACCTCGAAAGAGTATGCCAATCAGCAGCCAAGCTTAGGGAGGAATCCCTTTGAAGGTTCAGAGACTAGGATATACAGACCAGAACGGTCAATGAAATCCATAGGCTACCCAAGTGGGAGCCGAAGTGCCTTGCATCCTACTCAGTAATGAGGGATGAAGATATAGTCCGATACTCCAGTGAAAATTGGAGACTTACATTCTCAGTTAGGGTATAATCAAAACCAAATACACAATTGAGAAATACAATGCTAAATATTATTAAACGAATAGGTAAAATGGGTGCTGAATGTGAATGTACTAGTTGTAAAGCTATGTACACCACTAAAGACCTGTATTCTTCTAGGAAGTCTAAAATAGGTTGTTTGTGCAATTCATGCAAAACAGGAATTATAGATATAACTGAAGTAACACAGGAAGCGCTACGTAAGTGGTTTAAATACGACAAAACTACTGGCGCATGGACTCATAGGTTTACTACTAGAAGTGGTGTATCAAATGATGCTGCTGCTGCTTTGCATAGCGCAGGTTACTTAACTGTACGGGTAGGTAGTGTAGATTATCTAGCCCACAGGTTATGCTTCCTGTATATGCTTGGGTATTTACCTGAACAAGTAGACCACATCAATCATATTCGTAATGATAATAGGTGGGTAAATCTTAGAGAAGTTACTAATAAGATTAACCACCAAAATGAATCAATTAGTTCTAATAATACAACTGGGGTACTAGGTGTAGCTGTCCATCAGCCTACTAACAAATACCGTGCTTATATCATGGTGGATAAGAAACAAATCCACTTAGGGCTATTTGATACATTAGAAGAAGCAAAGTTATCTCGTGAGAGGGCTAATATAAAATATAGTTTTCATACAAATCACGGGAAGTAAGGTCAGTGTAACGAGCTGATTAACGCCCTGTCTGGGCATCACCAAACTATATGCAGAATGTTCGAGAAAACTATCGTGATATTCTTGCATCAATTGCTGAACTAAATTTATTAGAAACAATCTTACAAGAAATTAGTGATAATCATCACGTTACTTATAGAAAACTTTCTGACAGTTTAGGTAACTTGATTAAACTAGCAGAGTATCCATTAGCTTAACCGCTTCCAGCGGTTTTGATTCCAATATAAAACTGATGCGGGTGGAAAAAGGCACTTGCATATTGTCTCTACGATTTGGTTGTACCGTGTCAGTACTCTTGATACAACCAAGTTGATATATGTTTTAGGGAGTGGTGCATTGACATCACTCCCTATTTTTTCCTCATCAGATAGAACAAACTTCCATAAACCAAACAGGATAGAATTATGAGCACAGCAAACGTACACGCATTATCATTTGTACCATGCAAAGAAGCAGTATATGACGTACTGCGAGCAGGACTAGTACCAATGGTTACTGCATCGCCAGGCGTAGGTAAATCAGCACTAGCTGCCGAAATAGCAAAAGAAAGAAATTTATTATTAATTGATTTGCGATTATCACAAAGTGACCCAACTGACTTAAATGGGTTTCCTTTTATTAACAAGTCAGGTACAAAAGCTGGTTATGTGCCAATGGACACTTTTCCAATTGAAGGAGATAGTTTACCTTGGAAAGTAGAGCCTACCTTTACTGCAGGTACGACTGAAATAGCTACAACAGGGGAAAAATATGCAGGTTGGTTTTTGTTATTAGATGAATTTAATTCAGCTCCAATGTCAGTACAAGCTGCTGCATATAAATTAGTTTTAGATAAGCAAGTTGGTATGCATAAATTGCATGACAAAGTTGCAATCATGTGTGCAGGTAATCTTGCCACAGATAATGCTATTGTTAATAGAACAAGCACAGCAATGCAGTCGCGTTTAATTCATTTAGAATTACTAGTTAAGCCATCAGAATGGCTAGACTGGGGATACAAAAATGGAATAGATTATCGTGTATTAGGTTTCATTGCATTCCGTGATGACTTATTACATAAGTTTGATGCAAATCATAATGATAAAACTTTTCCTTGTTCAAGGACATGGGAATTTGTATCAAAAATAATTAAACCATGGGCAAAGGTAGAATCAAAAAAATTACCTATATTAGCAGGAACAGTTGGTACTGGGGCTGCTACAGAATTCAAAGCATTTTGTGATGTATATGGAGAGATTCCAACTATTCAAGAAATCATTAATAACCCATTAGGTGTACCAATTAAAGATGACCCAAGTGTATCATTTGCACTTAGTGCATTAGTGTCTGGCCACATGGAATTAACTAAGCAAGATGATATGGACCAACTAATTAAATTTACAAATAGATTAGCTGTAGAGTTCCAAGTTATTACATTTCAGGGTGCTATTAAGCGTGACCGTAAAATTGCAGATTGTCCTGCTATTGATAAATGGTTAAATGAGAATTACCAAGATTTGCTTTAGGAGAATACTATGAATCAGCAAGAATTAGATAAGTCATATAATAAAGTAAAAATTGCTTTAATGGCTGCGAACAATAGTGCGTTCATTTCCTCCATATTATTCTCATTAAAATTTGTATGGGACGAGTCATGTAAGACAGCTTACACCGATGGCACTGTCATTGGAATGAGTCCTAAATTTTGGGAACCACTAACATTAGAACAGCGTGTTGGATTAATGGCTCACGAAGCATGGCATGTAGCATTTAATCATATATTCCGTGGACAGCATCTTGATGGCGAACGCTATAACAAAGCTGCTGACCATGTGATTAATTTAATGCTCCTAGCCAGTGGATTCAAACTCCCGCCTAATGGATTACATGACCCACAGTATCGTGATATGTCCACTGAACAAGTATATAAATTATTACCCCCTACACCAAAGAAAAATGGTAATGGTTCCAGTGATGGATTTGACTGTGATATTCGTAGCCCAAAGAAAGGCACCGAGGATGATGTACAGCAAGCTGTTAAAGAAATCATAACCAAAGCTGCAACTCGTGCCCGTATGAAGAGTCCTGAAGCTTATGGCTCTATTCCGAATGATGTGAAAATCATGTTGGATGAGTTAATTGACCCAGTATTACCATGGCAGGTTATCCTACAAAATTACATGAGTAGTTTTGCAGCAGATGACTTCTCGTGGAGGTGGCCAAATAGACGCTTCATGCCCGAGTATTATTTACCTAGTCTGTTTAGTGAAAGTTTAGGTGAAATATGCGTAGCAGTCGATACAAGCTGCTCAGTGAGTGATGAACAGTTCAGAGCTTTCCTTTCTGAAATTAATTACATTAAGGAAACATTGAACCCAGCATTAACAACCATCATAGATTTTGATACCAAAATTCATGTGGTACATAAGCTAAGTGCTGATGACACAATGCAGGGAGTAGGATTCTCAGGTAGAGGTGGGACTAATCTGACACCGGTATTTAAATACTATGAGAAAACTAAGCCAACTGTGTTAATTGTATTTTCAGATTTAGAGTGCAGTGCTATCAGAGAAGACCCAGGCTATCCGGTAGTATGGATTTGCGTGGACAACAAAAGAGCTAAAGTAAATTTTGGTGAAATCATACACTACGATACTAGTTTAACTAACCCACTAAAAGTAGGTTACAAAGATAAGCATTTTGGTGTTATTGCTATCACTGAACAGGCAGAACCCAATGGAATATTTGCTAGTAAAAATACTTCAGCTACATGGGTAATGTGTGCAGGTAGTACTGGTACCATTGAACCTATCTATGTTGAAACTAAGGTTACGGTTTATCCCTATCCTGTTAACGTAGATTTTAGTACGAATAGAGTGACTAAGGCTGGTAAAGCCACAATCACTATTTCAACTAAATAAGTAAAACAAACTAACCCAAGAAAGAAAAAAGCCTCATTAAATTACAGTGAGGCTTTTTTAATATAGGCATTCCTACCATCCAGCGTTAAGACCTGCAAAGTCGGCAACTGGTTCCGGATAAAGGTTAAGGGAGTGCTTATTTTAAAAAAGCCAAGGGGAAAGTTATGCAAATAAGTAATAAAGAAAGATGTGATTTAGGTACATGCCACATTTGCGGTAAGTCAACTAAATTAGAGATTCACAGAAACTGCGATAAGCGAACCTATTCAACTGACCAACTGAGAAAAAAGCCACGTAAAACGCGCAAATCAACTGAAGACTTTTATGCAGCATTAAACAAATAATTGGGGCAAAGAATGAAAGGCTACTTTACTATCGCTTCTGATTATTATACAGGTGAGTTATCGTTTGGAAAGTTAGGATTTGATAAAGGAGGACTTGGTTACATACAAGATTGTCTTAGTAACAATTCCAGAGTTGGTGCACTAATAGCACATGATGTTGTTGAACACTCCATAGCACATAGAACTAATACTTACGTCACTTTTGAGGATGAAATAAGAGCACTTGGTGCTTGTAGCTTCGTTAGAGGTGATGAGGGATTTGATATGCATACTGAGATTGGTACTCAATTAGAGCACAGAAATCGTAGCATTAAACCAGTTCCTAGAATCATGGGTAAATTTTTACTTGAAGAAGGCTGGGTGAGTGCAAATATGATGCGTGAAGCTATAACATCCTTCGGATGTTGTGCATCCGATGCTAGAAATGCAGCGTATCAGTTTGCATGGGGAGCTTATCAAAAACACATGCACTAATAGTGTAAAAGAATTCACCACGGGATGGCCTGTGGATGAGTGAGTGCTTGGTATTGTCCTGAAAATCGGTACTAAGTACACTTCGGCTTGTAGTAACATAATTGTATTGAGATATCTTTGCATGGTTACTACAAGTTCTTTTTATTAAAGGCGGTTAAAGTGAATCTAGATAAAAATTTAATATGGGCCTTAAGTGATATCGGTAATAGCGATACTGAGTATTTTAGTGTTGATGATTATGAGCTTCACGGAGAAACCGAAGAGGGGGCAGATTGCTCTTGTCAAATATCAGTTATAGACGTCTGCGCGGAGGCATCTGAAAAACTAATAGAGCAACAAAAAGAAATAGAAAAGTTAAAGGAATCTATTAGTTACTGTTCTGGAAGTTGCAGGTCTGATAATAAACCTAAAGCTATTTTTGCTGAAAAATTGAAAAAAGAAATAGTAGAGCTTAAATCTACCACCATACCGATTAGCAAGTTAGAGACTGTAGATGTTTATCGCGATGAAAACACTAACGAGTATGTATTTCTTGACGATTTAAAGCAGCTAATCAAAGAGGTGAAACTCAAATGATAATCTGTAACAGAAATGTAGGTCGTATAATACAGGCAGCAGTAATTAAAAATAACATTGTTATTATTTCAGGTAGTACATCTACTGATGATTTCTTTGCATTACCTGACACCGCCATGACTTTACATATTAACCACAACTGTATTCCTGAATTAGAGGTTATAAAGAAGGAAAAAAGCTTTATCCACTTTCAGAAAAATAGCTTTAACAGAAGAGGTAAAAAATGATCTGTAAATACGGGAAAACAACTATGACTTTATCAAAAGAAGATGTTCAGGAAGCTATAAAGTTATTTTTAGAGAAAGATGATTTTAATAATTTAGAGTACACAGTAGAAAATCTATATTTATACAGTAAAGGGGCAAGCTTTACGGTTATAGATAGTAATCGTATTAAGTAATTAATTAAAGAGGCTAAAAATGCAAATTAAAGACAATGAAGTATTCAAATTTAAATCCGCGTATAAAGATACGCTTACCTACACCAACGGCAAGGTTGAAGTGAGTGTCCGAGATTATAGAACTATGTGGTTGCCAGAAGAAGAATATCTTGAGCTAAGGGATTCAGAATACTTCTACCAAAAGGAAATCAAAGAGGTGAAAGGATGAATATATTAAAAAGACTATGGAAGTTATTACCAGACAAATGCGAAGGCAAGCTTTGCGATAGAAAAGGAGTTAGAGGCAACGAAAATCGTGTAGGGGATAAACTTTATTGTGATGGATGCTCACTTCCAGAAGAGAGGTTGAGCATCAATAACCTATCAGACCGTGAATTGAATATTAAGTTGATTACTGAGCTGGGATGGGTTCGGCAGTTGTTAGGGCGAAAGGATGATGGGATAGTTTATATCAGATATAAAGAGGACGAAGAAACGCCTTACTCTTTTGATTTTAACAACTGGAATGACTTAATGCCATTGATTGACTTCGGTTATGAAATGAAAAAAACGGACTCAGGAAAGTTTCATTGTTCTGTTCTGCCAGATTTTTATCTAGGGGATATAACTATTGGAACTAGAATGTCAACTGAAACAAAGCAACAAGCACTGGCTGAATGTTTATTGAAAGTATTGGAGAGTAAGAATGAGTAATGACTATGACAATCCAGTATGCGATGATTGTGATTATCCATGCAAACCAGAAGAAATAAACGCTGATGGTGTTTGTAATGACTGTGCACTTGAAAGAGAAGAAGTGGAAAACGGAGATGGAGACTATGATTAAAACATTAGGATTGTCAGCACTAGTTGCTTACATATATTCCATAACTATGGTGACATCATTTGCATTGATTGGGGCAAACCATGCCAAGGACGTTAAAGAAGCTATTCTATTAGTAGTGATATTAGGTATGGTTAATATAACTTCTTTTGCTGTATTTATGTGGGCTGCTTTAGCAGAACAACGTAACGATAAGGTTTAGCTTTCACTTGGTATCCATAAAAAAACTTAGCATTTCCTACGAGTGCTTTGAGGTATCAAGTGATGGTTAATTTAAGTATTTATATGTGGTGGAGCTAAAACCAACAACATTAAATAGGTCGACTGTGTGGTCGAATAAGTCGGAAAATACACCGGTCAATAGAGTCTGATTGATACCTGATTGCTAATTGTGAGCTACGGCAACGAGGCGTTAATGTTGAACTCTCTAGCTCCCCTTCATATAAATATTTTAACCTAACAGGAGAAATGAATGTTAACAATAATCGTATTAATAATAATAAAAACTTTTGAAGTAACAAAGGATAAATGGGAAGGTACCATGTTTGGTATGTTCCTATTGGATGCCTTCATTCTTTACATAATATTCCATCTACTAGTTTTAAACGCTGAAGATGGAAGAATAACTTGTGCAGACTATGGACTAGTTTCAGGCCCAACAAGTATCCATGTACAAGATAAAAAAGTAAATGGAATCACCCAAGCAAAATATATTCGCACAGAGTGCAGGAGTAAATAGTATGGCTAAGAAAACTAAAAGAAAAATGGTAGAGGAATACCTAATACAAAACCGTTCAATCTCGCCACTAGAAGCAATAAATGAGTTCTGGGTAACGAGACTATCAGCAGTAATTTATGACCTCAAAGCAGCAGGTTGGCTGTTTAAAACAACCCGTGAAATGCATACACCAACAGGTAGCTATTTTGCTAGATACACTCTAGTCGCATTACCAGCAAATTATTAGTAAGGAATTAAAATGTCATTATCAACTGACCAGCAAAATGCTACAGACAAGTTCATGAAGTTCATGCTAGGAAAACAAACCAAGGAGATGGCTCTAATAGGTCACTCAGGGTGCGGAAAAACTTTCCTAACCAAACACTTGATTAAAAGTGTCCGTAAGGCTAAGAAGCTACTGAACCTACTCACAGGTGATGATAACACTGTCAATATACATTGCACTGCTACAACAAATAAAGCTGCAAGCGTATTGTCACAATCCACAGGTGAGGAAGCAGGCACTATTCATTCTTTACTTGGCTTGAAAGTATTTAATAATTACAACAATGGGACTACCTCATTGCAGAAGACTGGTTCATTTTCTCCAATAAAAAATAGCTTAATCATTATTGATGAAGCTAGTATGGAGAATAACCATTTACTTAAAATAATCAGAGAGTCTACTCCTGATTGTAAAGTTCTGCATGTACTTGACCCATACCAATTATTGCCTATATTTGAAACTGTATGCCCAGTGGAGCAGAACGTAGAGCATCGGGCAATACTTAAAACTGCACAAAGATTTGGTAGTAATATTACCATACCTGAATTGGGTGAAGGCTACCGGAAATGTATTGATATTATTAAAGCTATTCCACCAGAACTAAAAAGATTAGCTGATGAAGAAGCTACTTTGGTTCGTAATGGTGCTGTAATTAGTGCCAATAATTTACAACAATATAATGATATAATTAAGGATGCTTTTCCTAAGGTTCAACCACACGGAAAAGAAATACAATTAGTCACAGGTGCAGAGTTTCAACAATTAGTTAAGACTCAATTTGGTAACAAAACTATCGACCCAAATGAAGCTAAAATTACTGCATGGACGAACGCTAAAGTAAACTCATATAACGATTATGTACGTGCTTTACATACCAGTGACCCTAAGCCGTTTATAGGTGAATCATTGATAACTAATAACCCAATATCAACTGGGTCAATTGGAAATAAAAAAGGCGTGGTTATGCCGACAGATTCGATAGCTAAGATAACTAGTATTGATGTTCACAGCAACAATGATTATTATGATATTGATGGATGGAATGCAACACTGAACCATAACATCAATGTATTCATCCCATGTGACCAACGGCAGGTTAAGCAAGTCTTAGGTAGATTGGCTAAGCAAGCTAGAAAAAATAAAGATTGGACAGAGTTCTTTAATGTTAAAGAAGCTGTCTGTGATTTGCGTCCAGTGTACTCATCAACTGTACATAAAAGCCAAGGTTCTACTTACCAAAAGTCTTTTGTGGATATGGATGATATAGGTAATAATAACAATCCAGAGGAAGTTGCTAGATTACTTTATGTAGCTACAACTAGACCATCGGATGAGGTGATAATTTATGGCAAACTACCTAAGAAGTATGGGGGGTAAATTTGCTCCAGGTACTAAAACTGTAATAGTGAATTTTGTGTTGTCTGCTTTATTTGGTAATAATAATAAAGAATTTAAACGTGCAATAATTTTAATGCACGAAAAATTAGTTACCCCTGTAACTTCTGTTGGGTTTAAATACAGAACTAATTATTATTATGCAAAGGAAGTAATAAAGCATTCTACAATTATATCTTTGCCTAGAGAATATTGGGCAGAGATGGATAAAACTGTAGATAACCAAAAAGCAAATAAAATAGAACAAGAGTATATAAAACATTATATGCGTATGCTGATGTTATCTTGTGAAAATGCTACACATGTCACTTCATTAATAAGTCCTGTATTGTTGCCATTTATTGAAAAATTTATCAACATTGGTAAAGAGGAAGATGAAATATCTTTACCCCAACACGATATTGATTTATTCAAATTACGTCATCTTGGTATTGATGATAGAGTCAATAAAATTAAACTTAAGAATTTATTATTAGGACATAACTAATGAATAACCCAACAGAATATGAAACAGAGCGTAAAATTTTAATCAATGCAATTGCCTATCATGAAGATGAAGGTAATGTGGAAATAGTTAAAGAACTGAAACAAGAATTGGCTGAGCTAGATAAAACTGAACAAGGATAATTATCATGATTAGATTCCCAACTGAATTACGTAAAATGTGGACAGGACGTGAAGTACAAGAATGGTTAGATGAACATGTTAACAAAGACAAACCATGTTGTGCAGAATATGAGTCCACTCCTGTTAAGGGTATATATCACAATCCCAAATGCGAAAACTGGGTACTAACTGATTAAAACATAGGAACTAATAAATGCATCATATTGAGTTTGACCCAAATCCAACATATAAAATGGCACTGTTAATTAAAACAGCAGCATTACGTAAGTGTGATATTGTTGAACATTATATTGACCCAATAAGCATTGTACCTAGTGACATCATTGCATTTGATTTGGATTACACGTCAAACAATAAATGCCCAGTTAAGTTAATCAAGGCTTGCCTAGAAAAACTATTAAAAGCATTAGACAATCTTAAGGTAGAAACCTTATATGTCTGTGACGCTGCATATTTTAAAGTGCTCACTAAATCAAATAAAGCAGAAGCCCATTTAGGTTATGTATTGGATTGTGTTATGCCTGGTTATGAGCACATGAAAGTGATTCTTGGTACTAACCATCAATCACTATTCTATAATCCATTAAATCAAGAGAAATTAGATTTATCTCTTAAGACTTTGGATACTCATTTAAAAGGTAACAAAGTTCAAATTGGACAGAATATTATTAAGTCTGCTAATTACCCTGAATCAACTGTAGCAATAGCCAAGCAATTGGAATTGTTACACAAGCATCCAGAATTAACGTGTGACATCGAAGCATTCTCACTAAAGTTTTGGGAAGCAGGTGTAGGTACCATATCATTTGCATGGGATGAACATAATGGGACATCATTTTGTTGTGACTATGCTCCAATATTAATTCCTGATTTATCTGAGACTCCAGTGAAGCATGGGAAATTTATCCCTAATCCAGAAGTAAGAGAATTGCTCGTAGAGTTCTTCTTAACTTACAAAGGTAAATTGACTTACCATAATGCAAATTATGATGTGAAAGTTCTAATTTATACTTTATTCATGGATGACTTACTAGACCAAAAGGGTTTACTGAATGGGCTAGAGGTTCTTGCTAACAACTTGGATGATACAAAAATAATAACATATTTGGCTATCAATTCCTGTGCCCGAAATAGTTTAAAGCTTAAGGACATTGCACATGAATTTGCAGGTAACTATGCTCAGGATGATATTAAAGATATTACTCTAATACCTGTTGGTATTTTACGTGAGTACAATCTAGTGGATTGTTTAGCTACATGGTTCGTTAAGAAAAAACACTGGCCAACATTAATTGCTGATAAGCAGCTGGATGTCTATGACACCATAATGAAGCCAAGCATAAAAGTCATAGCTCAGATGGAGTTGACTGGAATGCCATTGGACATGCAACAAGTTCATAAAGCAAAAATCGAATTAAGTTTGATACGTGATGCGTTCACTAAAAATATTAAAGCATCTCCATTGATTCAAGCGTATGAAAAGAAAATGAGATTCAAAGAATTCACTGAGGTGAATGCTGGATGGAAAAAGAAAACAGAACCATTATCATATTTTGATTATGTTGTATTCAATCCAGCTTCTAATCCAGAGATGCAAACATTTCTATATGAGCATTTGGATTTCAAGATTATTGATAGGACTAAGACTAAACAGCCTGCTGTTGGTGCTAAGACTCTCAAAAAGTTAATACATAAAACTAACGACCCTGCTATCAAAAAATTGATAACAGAGTTCATTGG